GAAGCCCGTAAATCATTTGCAGCAAGACATAAATGTCATTTACAAAAAGATAGAACATCTGCTGCCTATTGGTCTTGTAACCTTCCTCGTTATGCTAAATCATTGGGACTTTCAGGTGGTGGCAATTTCTACTGGTAATCCCTATCTAGATATTCGTATATCAGATTCAACATTTAATAGAACCTTTGAAGAAAATGTTGAATCTGATGATCTTATTTGGCATAGAGATAAAAAATATAGAATAGTAGAAGTTACAGAATGTGGTGAAGGTTGGCAATTTCAATTTGATAATGAATTGCCAATTGATATACGTACTGGAACAAGAATAAATATTCCTGCTGAAGAATTTCACAGAGTTATCAAAGGCCAAGGTCATTTAAAAATAAAAGTAGAAGAAGTAGATGAAAACATTTAAAGAGACAATGAAGGAAATGAGTGTTCGTGATCCTTCTGGTAAATCAATCACTATCAAAAAAGTTAAATTTAGAGGCGCAGATTTAAAAATACATACCGCCTACCCAGGAAAAAGTGCTAGCTCAGGTGGCGGCAGTGGTGGTGGTGCAGCAGGAAGCGGAGACGAATAATGGATCAATTATTGGAAAAACTTAAAGTATTACTAGCAACAAATTTTTCATTCTACCTTAAATTGCATTTCTTTCATTGGAATGTAACTGGTCCAAATTTCCCTCAATATCACGAATTCTTTGGTGATCTTTATAATGAGGTTTGGAATGCTCAGGATGATATTGCAGAACACATTAGATCTGTAAAAGGTTATGCACCTGGTTCATTATCTCGTTACCTAGATCTTACACTCGTAAAAGATCAAATTGATGTTGTTCCAGCTGAGCAAATGATATCTATTGCTATTCAAGATAATGATAAGGTATTGGATGCATTAACTCAGGCTTATCTATCAGCTGAACAAAATTCTGAGCATGGTTTGGCTAATTTCTTGCAAGATCGTATTGATATTCATAAAAAACACGCCTGGATGCTAAGATCCACTCTCCAATAAGGTTTCATAAATACCTTTGTAGAAGTCTGTAATTCTACTTAAAGGAGAAAAATTATGGCAGAACGTCAATGGGGTAAAAATGATAACGCTTCAAACTCAGTGTTTTGGGGTGTTGTGAATGGTAAATTAAGAGCCAATTCAGTCAATCAGACTGCATTTTATAATAACGTTTCACCAGATGCATACATTACTGGTGCAACTATGGGTCAGTTCGGTGTTTCTACAGCTGAAATGGGTGTATCTGTTGGTCCCATCAACCAAGTAATTATTACTGATGCTGGTACTGGTTATCTAGGTACTGTGCTTTCCACAATTGCAGGTGATGGTTCAAGTGCTAACGTAACATTTAGCTCAGCTTCAGGTAGTTTAACTGGTTATACTATTGTTAATGGTGGAACTGGTTATGGCTATGTAAGCACACTTACAGTTAATCGTCCACAGGTTGTATTTAACGGTAATACAGCAGTTACACCAAATAGTTCAATTGGTGCATTCATTGCTATAACATCAGCAAATACAAGATACAATGTCGGTGATAAGGTAACATATGAAGGCAATGCAACATCATCACCTATAACTCTTGTTGATGGTCGTGATTATTATATCGCATTTGCTAACACAACAGGTATTAAACTTTCTGACTATCCTGGTACAGCAAATATCAATTTTGCTAAAGCAAGTGGTGATAACACAACTGCAGGTGGTGCTACATTAAACGGTAGACGTGCTACTGCAAGTATTGTTACTGGTGGTGCATTGCATCACGGTGTTTCACATGCTGGTTGGGTAGTTCGTAAGGTTGGATCAGGTGGTCGTGCTGGACGTGTTCAGTATGAAACACTTGTTGCAATGGGTACTATCACTGGTGATGGATCAGACGATACAATTCTTCCTGATTCTTGATAGATTAAAATAATAATAGTAGAGGGTAACGATGCCTAAGATTTCTGAATTAAATGCCATTACTGCGGTTGCTAATAATGACCTATTAATGGTTGTTCATGATCCTGCAGGATTACCCTCTACTAATAAAATTACAGTAAACAATTTTGCAAAAAGTATAACAACAACTCTTAACTATGCTAGTAATACAACTGCAGGTGTTATTAAGGTTGGTGATAATCTTACAATCAATGCTACAGGTTACTTAATAGCTTCAGCAAGTGGTGGTAACACTAGTGGTATTGATGCATACACATATGTAAATACTGCAGGAACATATAATGCTACAATAAATGATACCGTAATATTCTGTAACCCTAATGTAGCGGGTGATGATATAACTGTTGTACTTCCAATAGATATATCTCAAGGTAAAAGATACGAAATAAAAAATGTAGATAACTCTGGTGGTGGTTTAAAGGTTAGAGTTACTACTGATCAACCTTCATTTAATTATGTAGAAAATCCATTCCTAGGTGGAATGGGGCAATATTTTGATATAACAATTACTAATGATCAGCAAAGTTGGATTTTTGATGGTAGTTTATATCGTCATACAGGAAGCCTTACAAGTGCCCCCATTTTCGCTGCATCAGAAGATACATTCCATCAAGTAGTACTTCAAAATAGTTCTGCCTCCAATAATGCCTCAGGCGATTGGGTTGCCTATAACGATCAAGGCAACTATTCGGAAGGTACTGGTCCATTTATTGATATGGGTATTAATAGTTCTGAATACACAGATACAACTTATGGTAATGTATGGGGTCCTAACGATGCATATCTCTACAATCAAGGTGGTAATTTAATTATTGGTCCACAAACTGACCACGCAATTAAATTTGTGGCCGGTAATACAAACACCGAAGATGTTAGAATGACTGTCAATTCTTCTAACATTACAGTAAATTCGAATATATATGCTACACAATCATACTTTGACATTTACGGTAGAACACTAGCTGAAATATCTGCTTCTACTGATGGCCTTGGAAGTGGACCACAACAGGCTTATGTATGGGCTTATCAGGGTGATGATAGTGATGTACAAACCGGTATGTATTCTCAAAATTCATCTTCTGAATCACAATTTGTACAATATCCTGATGGTCGTATTAATTTCACAGGTTATAATGGTATAGAAGATTTTGGTTACAATTATACAATAAGACCATATAGTGCTTATTCGGTAGGTATTAGACCAACAGACAGTTTTGGTAATGAGTTGGTAATTAATCCAACTGCAGATTATGATATTCATTTATACGAAGGTAATACTGGTGGTGCTATTACATTAGGTAATCCAGGATATACTCAGTTTAGAGTTTATGGACCTGGTGGGAATGATGCTGCTGGTACTCAAGGTAATGATATTAGAGCAGAGATGCATGGTAACTCAACATTTTCTATCTTAGCAAATAGTTATCAATGGGCATTCAATAGCGACGGTTCTATATCTATACCATATCAGAGCCATACTGGTTATAGATATAATTCTACACTGTCAGGCCATACACTAAGATTGTCAAATGATCTACAAAATGAAGTTGTTGTTACTGGACCCTCACCTAATTCAACTTTTTCTGATGCACAACGTATTGTAATTCAAGGCCAACGCGGATATGGTAATTGGGGTCAAAATACTGCAGGTGAAGGTGGTGACATCTATATCTGGGCTGGTGTTGGTGGTGAGAGTGATACTGGTGTTGGTGGCACCGGTGGTGATATCAAGATTCGTGGTGGTCAGGGACAAGATGCAGAAGGTGGGTATGTAAGAATTGAAGCAGGTGATGTGGCTCATTGGGGTTATACAACAACTGCAAATGGTGGTTTTATTGAAATCACAGCTGGTGATGTTATCGAAAATGGTGGTGATGCTAATAACGTTGGTGGTGACGTAACTATTTCTGCTGGTAAAGGTAGATATTATAGTAATAAATCAGGTGCTGTTAGAATACGTGCTGGTGGTAATGTAAACTCACCTACTCAAAATGAATGGATTTTTGGTGCTAATAATGTTTTAACACTCCCAGCTGATAGTGATATAAAGAACTCAGAGGGATACTCTGTAATTAAATCAATTCCACAAAATCAACAATCAGGTTATAGCGATTATACATTACAACTATCTGATGCTGGTAAACATATCTATAAAGATGATGCGGATGGTTATGGTGTAGTTGTTCCCACAGATGCAAGTGTTGCTTTTGAGATAGGTACAGTTGTTACTGTGGTTAGCGGAGATGGGTGGACTTACATTTATGCAGCAGATAACATGACAACAGAAGTATGGGGTGCTGGGTTTAATCAAACAAGTACTAGTTTCTATATCCCTAACAACTCTATGGCAACTTTATTAAAGATTGGTGCAGATAAGTGGATGTTATCTGGTGCTGGTTTGGCAATTGACTAATGGTATTAGCACAATCAATAATTGGATCTTCTTTTGTTAGTGGTCCAGCTAATCCATATCCAGCTGGAACTTATGTATTGAACGGTTCTACTTATTCTTATACATATGCATTTGGATCTAACCCAACATATCCTAAAAATACATCATATAAATTTCCAAATGAAACTACATCTAATGTAATTGAGTTAAAATATGATAGCTGGCAGACTACTAATTCTCTAGGAAGTCTTAACAACTTTTTCATTAATCTTTGGTTTTACCCCTCCTCTTATAATAGAGAGATAATGTCAGAGGTTGATGGACCATCGCCTGCTTACTACTATAATATGTTAGAAATAGATAGTAGTGGTTATGTGAAGGCTGGTGTATGGAACGGTGGTAGTATATCATCTATTACATCCACCAATAAGGTAATTTTAGATGCCTGGAATCATGTATATTTTTATTTTAATTCAGGTACTTTGGGTGTAGAAGTTAATGGTATAGCTACTACCGGCACTAGTATTACTAGATCAGGTCCTGGTACTAGTTTCTTTGCATTTGGTTATCAAACAACATCTAATATGGGATCGTCTGCTCCTTATTGGGGTTATCTAGATGGTCTAGAGGTATATTCTAGTTCTCATAGTTCTAATTATAGTTCCACTAAATCTAAATATCAAGCACAACCAGTATTTGCATTATATGCTAACACATATACAAGTAATGGTACATGGACTGATACAATAGCAAGTAAAGCATTTACACTCTTTAACAACCCAACATATAGTAATACAAATGGTGGTCAAATTAGATTCCATGCTGCAAATGCTGAGTTTGGTTCTACTGGTGTAGGCAACAGTCTTTCATCATTGTCCAGTTATACACTACAAGGTGTATTTCAAGTTCAAACATCCTCACAATCAACGGCACAATGTTTGATTACAGAAGGTTGGCCGGGCACTTCAAAAATTAACTATGCATTAGGTTATATAAACAGTCCAAGTCGAATAGAAGCTGGATTCTTTGATTTGACTGGTGGTTATTGGAATACAGCGAATGTAATAAATTCACCAGCAACAAACACATGGTATGACGTGGTTTATTCCTTCTACGGTCCAACCAAAGAACTTAGAGTATATCTAGATGGTACATTAGTTGCTAATTCCACAATGACTGGAACAGCAGCGTCTGAAAACTTAGGTATATTAGTTGCTCGTAGATGGGATAGTGCAGATTACTTTGATGGTACTATTAAAGATATTAGTATCTGGAATGGTGTATTGACTCCATCCGAAGTAGCAGATAAGCATACACCTTATAGTAGTTTAGTATAATCTACCTTATACCCTGCTTCTTTAATTCAATACAAGTACCGCATACACCGCATGGTTTAATTTTACTATCTTCGTAAATTGGTCTACGACAACTCCAGAACATATTGCGTATTGATTCTGGTAACATCTCATAGATCTCTCGTTTACTCATATTCATAACTGGGTAGATCTTCTCTACATCTGTAAATGCAGCAAGTATCTTATTAGCTCGTATTCGTCTTTCTTCTAGACTATGATTGGCATCATTAGTTTGCATACCAATAGCAACTTTCTTTATATCAGGATTGACACTTGTAATATAACCAGCAAAGAAATTCATAGTGTCTGTATCGTATAAAAAATGATTACCATAAGGTTGTGATCCTATTTCACTCTCACTATATTCAAAAGTAAATCCTAAACCTCGTAATTGTTTAAGAGCAATATCTACAGCAATTGCTTCTGCTCTATCTCTATTCTCAATATTTCTATTATGAACATGATGAACATGTAAACTATAATCTTTATATTCAGAGTCTGTTAATAGTTTGTAGATCATTCCCAGACTATCAAGACCACCTGAGTACATGGCTAGAATTGTTTTCTTTTCCATATGTAAAATGTATAAACCTCACTAATAGGATGTTCAAAAGGAATAGGGTTCAATTCACCAGCCCTAGGAAAATATATAGCATACTTAGTAGGCCAATTAGGATTGAGAAATGCTCTAGTGATAAACGTATCACAGTTTGCAAGAACTATAGGTAAAAGTCTATCAGTAAACTCTTTACCATAACTAAGACCACCATCTAGAATAATAGTATCCCAGTGCTCATCTAGGCTAAACCAATCTTTTGTGATTATCTTAGGATCATCATAGACAGGGGCAACATCCCAAGCTTGGTCACAAATTGGTAGTAAAAGTTTGGTACTGCCTAAAAGCAGTGTTCTTCCGTGCTGATAAAACTTGAAGATTTCTCGATCATCTTCATTAGGTGCAGCAGGCCACCTTAAATTTGTCCAAAAATCTTTATCTTCACTCATATTCATATATTATTTATTATGGCTAAATATATCAAGGAGAAATAACAATAACATGATTTGTAGATAATATGGACAAACTTGACGAATTCAACTTTCTACTTTATGCGGCGAAACATTATGATAATCCTCAATGTTATGACACAGTAGAATTTTATGATGATTTGAAAAGATTTAAATACATAAAAAGATTACTTAATAGGTACATTGAAGAAGGGGATCTTAAGGAAAGACTCATTCTTAATCATATAATTATTCTCAATAATGTATTTGGTGCTATGGCAACCACAAAAATGCTTTTTTTAAAATGTAAAGGTTTTGAATCTCAACTCAAATCGTTTTTAAGTTTTCTTAATATTTTACCTGAAAAAATAGAAAATATTGGAATAGAAAACAGAACTATAAATATCAAAGATATAGACCAAGATAATAAAATTTTAGAAGAACTAAGGAAAATCTAATGGCTGGTATCTTTGATGCAGTATTAACATACCAATTTATCAAAAAATTGACCACTCCATTTAATCAATTGCCTGCCTATCGATATAATCTTATTGATGACAAAGGTAATTTTTTAAAGGCACGCAATAAATTTACACCCCAAGAAAAACAAGTTCTTGGTTTATTTGATATTATGGTAATTAATCTTAAAAAATTACTAGCAAAAATTCCTGGTGGCACTTCCCGTATTGGGACAATTGCCGCTACTGCTCTTTTATTAAGATCAAAGCCCATTCATGAAGATTCTTCTTATGAAGAAATTGAAAATTATATTGAAGAAAATTTCAATTCAATTTATAATGATATGTTACATTTATATGAAGATAATGGCGTGGTGGCCAATGCGGCAAGCTCCGGAGACGTTGCTGGTATTGGTCAGCCTCCCGGTTCAATAAAAGGCGAGCCAGGCGTGTCTGTGAAAGCACAGATGAAACATCAAAAGAAAGCTTCTGCAACCTCAGAACCTATTCTAGCTTATATTCGTAGAGCCAAAGCAATGTCCGGACAAAATGAAGACATTGTACAGGGTTCACAAAATGCAATTCCTCTTTCAACAAAAAAAGCTACAACTGATAGAAAGAGTAAAGAAGAAATAATTCAGGTTCAGAATAAAGTTGTTGGTGAATCCTTAAATGAAGATACAACTCTTCAATACCATAAACAACTTAATCCTAAGATTTGGAACTCTATGAACATGTTGAAGGATGATGTAAAAGGTAAGCTTTTACAAATTGCCGATGCCTGGGTAGCTTTTGCAAAGATTCCTCCAGTATTGATTTATGATATTGTTATAACAGGTGGTAATGTTAATTATAATTATACACCGTTTTCAGATATAGATCTACATATTGTTATGTCAAGAGCTGCAATTAATCCTGATAGAGCCCTTGTAGATGAATACTTACAGGATAAAAAGATTCTCTGGTCTTTACAACATCCTGATATTTCAATATATGGATTTCCTGTAGAATTATATGCACAAGATATTGATGAACAACCTCATCTCAATCAAGGAGTGTATTCAATTACACAAAATAAATGGATTGCTAGACCACAACATTTAGATATTGATTTTGAAAATGATTTTCATCTTCAAAAGAAAGTACAATTTTACAAAGATATGATTGACAAGATGTTAAATGATAAGGTAAACGATGATTCAATTGATATCTTAAAAGATAAAATTAAAAAAATGCGTGGTGACTCTATTGCTAAAGAAGGTGAGTTTGCCTTTGGTAATTTAATCTTTAAAGAACTACGCAATGCTGGATATCTAGACAAACTTAACGACTATAAAAAAACATCTCAAGATAAAATTTTATCATTAGGAAGACCTTGATGCCTTTTATTGGTTTCTTTTTAAATAATCGTATTGGACAATTTATAGGTATTGCTATATTATTGTCAAGTGCTTTCTTTGGCTGGTTGGCTGTTCATGATCATAACTTGTGGAATGAAGCTACTGAAAAATTTAATACAATGCAGCAAGAACTTCTTAATAAGAAACAAGAAGAGTTCAAACAACAAACTGTTGTGATAGATGAAAATGCCGCTAAGATAGCAGAAGAAAATAAGAAAAAAGAAGAAGAAGCTAAAAAGCAATTAGAAGAAATAGAAAAGAAAGCTGCCGAAGAAACTAATACTGTTAAACCTGTAACTGACGATGCTTCTCCTTATCTAAAGAGTATTGTGAAACAATTAGATGTGACCTATGGTGAGAAAAAGAAATGAAAAAATTAATAATATTATTACCTCTTTTACTTACTGGATGTTCACAGACTGCAGTACAACTTCTTGCACCAGAATATAAAATAGTCAAAGCACCTGACACTCTTTATAATTGTCCAGTGGAAACTAAGTTCCCTAAGGCAGATACCTTAACAAATAAGCAAGTTGGTGCTCTTATCCTAAAACTACAAAAGAATAATGTAACTTGTAAAAACAGTGCTGACGCCGTAAAGAAATTTTATGACGATGCAGAAAAAACTGTAAGTGAACAAAAATAACTGTTGATTTTTTCTCTTAATGCACTATAATACATATTGTAGTCATTAAGGATATTATATTATGAGTTTATTGTGGTTAGATCAAAAGTATGCAAGTCTTGTTGGTACACAACTAGAACAATTTAAAGTTACAAAAAATAAACCCTATAATGCTAGGTTTAGATGTCCTATTTGTGGTGACTCACAGAAAAATAGATTTAAGACAAGAGGACATTTTTATGAATATGATGGGCATATTAATGTCAAATGTTTCAACTGTGGTCACTCATCTTCTCTACAAAAATTTATAAAGTCACTTAACCCTACTCTATATACCGAATATCGGTTGGAATATTTAAAAGAGACGGGTGGTGCAAATACACACAACAACGACGAAAAATTTGTACCGGCTATAGAAAAATTCTCTAGCCGACGCATAGATTCTTTTGATTGTTTTAAAGATTTGCGCAAGATTTCTCAGTTAAAGCCTGATCATCCTGCAAAAAAATACATTGTTGATAGAAAGATTCCTTCTAATACACATTTTAGAATTTACTATTCCCCTATATACTATACTTGGGTAAACACGATAGTGCCAAACAAGTTCAACGACAAGGCTTTAAAGCTCGATGAACCACGCATCGTTTTTCCCTTCATTGATTCAAAAGGCTATGTTTTTGGGTTTACTGGACGTTCTCTTAGTAAATCGACTAACATGCGCTATTCAACAATTATCTTAGATGAGACAAAAGAAAAGGTATTTGGATTAGATACAGTAGATAAGACAAAAAATATCTACATTGTTGAAGGTCCAATTGATAGCCTTTTCTTAGATAATTGTATTGCAATGGCAGGCTCAGATATCAATTTGAATAATATAGCAGATAAAGATAAACTAACCATTGTGTATGATAATGAACCACGAAATAAAGAAATTGTCAAAAAGATTTCAGCAGCCGTGGAGCAAGGTTACAAAGTCTGTATCTGGCCTGATTTTATTGAACAAAAAGATATAAATGATATGGTTTTGGTGCAGGGTCTTTCTGGCCCTGCCATTCAAGCTATTATTGATTCTAATACATTTTCAGGATTGGCTGCAAAAATGAAATTACAAACGTGGAGTAAAGTCTGATGGATTTTAGATTTTTATTTTCAGGCCTC